GTATAAAAGTATTTGGACTAAAAGAATTAACTGTATTATTTAGGTGGTATATCGAAACTTGTTCTTCTGTTTCGCACCAACTTAAAACACCTTGATAGTCTGGACTACTATAATACTTGTACCCAGCTCTGTAAGGTTTTACATATAGTATCTCTATGTTTTCATTAGATAAACCAAAAGATGGTATTCTCTTTAATTCTGTACTTTGTTTTACTTTACTCCAATTATCAGAATAATAGTAAGCAGCTATTTGTCCTTTTTCGTTACACTTCTCTGCTCTTAAGTTCTCAACAGGTATATGCTCTACTTGTGCAATAGTCTTTCTGTCTTTAGAGTAGATTATCTGCATAGCACATTGTCCCATAAGTTTTAAGTCATAGCATAACTTTCTTACGCAATCTTTATTAAATAACGTAATCATTTTAGCATATGCCTCTGGCTTTTTATTGCTATCTAAAGCATCTAAGCCTTTACCATAAATCATTTGGCTAATACCATTGATTATAGCATTATTTGTAGGACTTCCGTTATATCTGTCTATTAAGTACCCAAAGTAATTATTATCACTTCCGTAAGCTACCCACTTCTTGTTAGACTTCTCTACAATCTCTGGACTTGTATAGGTGCTTAAATTAACTATTCTTAAATCGTTCATAAAATAATATAATCGTTATCAAAACTATTCTCTGTAGTGTATTCTCCACTATTTACAGAATAATAATCATTGTTTGTTTGGTTTATTGTCTGGTCTGTACAAAAAACTCTATCCTTGTATATAACAGAAGTACCATTTTTTACTTCAAGGCTATAAAAATCGCCCTCAGTTAATGTACCAAAAGCTGCAACAAAAGACATATAGTTTCCATCTGTTGAGCCTGTTGGTGTAATACTTACATTAGTTCCTGTGCTTTCACTTGTAAGATTTACAGTAATTGCACCATTAATAAATTGACGAGGTATAACCTTAAAAGTCTTATCGCCATTAGTTCCTATTAACTTCATACTAATATATAAACAAAACTAATTTATTTTGTATTGAATTAATAAAAAAAGCCACCCCCTTTAAGAGATGGCTAATTCTATTTATGTCGTCAACCAAAACAGACATAGGACAAATATATAAAATATTTTTTAATTATCCTAAGCTGGACTAATTGGCGTAGCAGAAGCTACATCTGGTACAGTACAGAAGAACGGAGGAAATACCTCAGTTGCTACAGCAGTTAATGTAAACCCTTGTAAATCTCCAGCAGCAGCACCTGTTACGATTGTACCACCAGTAATCTCTGCACCATTATCTCTACCCATTAGTAAGTACTTAGTAACTCCAGCACCATTTGGATATAACTCTATAACGTAGTGCGCTCTACCTCTATTAAGAAGTTTTATCTCCTCTTGTGTCGCTACGTCTAAAACTTGAAAAGTAACGTTTAAAGTACTTTCGTAAAAAGTAGTACCATTTTCTCTTGATGAGTTTACTACTGTTTCAAGAGATGACTGCCCACCTTTTACTTCAAACTTAAAGAACTCAGCAGAGTTATCAGTAGGTAGAGTAATAGTTCCACTTGAATCTGACAATGCAGCTACAGTAGCACTATAATCTAAGATGTAAATATTTTTAATTCCAGCAAAGGCAGTCTTACATCCAACCCCTCTACCTTTTGTTATTGCACAAGCCATATTATTTGTTTTAATAAAAAAGGGTAGGCAGTTTTGCCCACCCTCTTTATGTTAGTTAATTTAATTTATTAATCGTAAAGAACTACGTCAGCACCAACACCGATTTGTACACCAGCAGTATATCGCATTACGATACGCACATTCATACTTCCATCGTTCTCAGCCATATCAATAACTCTTACTTCGTTTCTGTCATCTAATAGACCTGTTCCGAAGAATAAGTTAGAAGTTCTCGCTGCGATTGCACAGTTATCTCTTAAACCACTTGTTGGATATAAATCAACACCATCAAAAGATGTTGCACCACCTTGATACCACATATGAGATTGTGCATCTACACCAGAGTTAGTAGCAGCAAATCCACCTAAAGCTCTTACATAAGCCTTAAAGATATTTTGTGATACATATATTTTTAAATCCTCAGCACCATATACTCCAGATGGAATAGCATCAACGATTTTTCCAAGCTCAGTAACAACATTTCCAGAATTTACTGTAGTTCCTGTTACATCATTTACAGTACCATCAGCTAAAGCTAAAGCTCTAAACCCATCAAAATTGTCAGCACCAGCAGCACCATCCCAAATTGAAGTTTCAGTTGCAGAAGCAACCTCAGCAGCAACTCTTGAAATTACGAAATCACTAAATAGTGGAGGTAAGTTATCAAATGCAGAATATCCCATTTGAGCAGCTTCCCAATCAGAGTGAAGTGTTTTCTTGCAAATGTCAAGGTTTACTTGTAACTCTTTTGGAGTAAGTACCTTTTCAGTTAAAGCCAAACTTGAAGTAGCTGTATCGAAATCACAACTTGCACCTTTAATTAAGTTTGAGAAAGCTCCTACTTTCATAGCAGCCTTGTATTTGATGTTTGGTAATACTGTAATAGCACCATCATCGATTGTTTTCGCAGCTAATAAACTTGCAGCTATATATTTTCCAGCAAATTCTCCAGCATACGAACTTGTAATTGTTACACTCATTTGTTTAAATTTTAGTTATTAATATTAATTATTCTTTGCATTACTCTATCAGCTATACTTGGTTTTCTATTTTTACCAAATTTATAGCCATCATTATTTTTTGTATTAGCCTCTGGATTTGCAACGATTGGCTCAGCAGATGGTTTGTTTAGTTCCTCTTGTACTTCCTCTGGCACTTCGCTTAACTCAACCTTGTCGTGTTTGCATAGTTCCTCAGTCATAAGATTTCCTAACTCATCAGCACTTAGTTCCTCGCTCATTTCTTCCTTAGGCTCTAACATAGCTTTGATTTCTTCAATCATTTCTTTAACCTCAGCTAATTCTTCCTTAGTAGCATATCCCATTTCTTCTTCTTCTTCTTCTTTTGCCTCTACTTCCTCAACTTCTTCTTCTTCTCCAGTTTTGATTTCAGCAATAAGACCCTCTTCTGCTACTACTAAAATACGACCATCTTCCATTTCGTATTCTCCTACTGGTACAGCTACTTTCTCATCTTCTGTTACGATAAAGATTTCATTACCAGCTTCAAACGCTTCTGCCTCAAGGACAGTTCCGTTTTCTAACGTTTGTTGTTCTAACTTAACTTCTTCGGATAAGTTTAGAACATCTTTGATTTTACTAATCATATCATTCGTGTTCATATTAATATATAAGTGTTAAAAATTAATTTTGCATTTTTATTTAAGCTTTCTTTTGTATTATAAACCATTCAGTTCCATCACTCCATACCTTAATTCCCTCATAAGATTTATTAATTTCATAATAATTTGTACTGCCATCTAAATTCTGACCTGTTGCTGGTTTTAAATAAACCCTTGTATTAGTGCTAAAAGTACTATCGCTAATAAATCTCATTGCTCTATTAGTATTGTTTGCAGATGTACAATCTGGTAAAGTCATAGTCATATTACCAGCACCACCAGACCAACTTAGTTTTATTATTTCAGAATTATGAAATGTAGAACTATCTAAATCTACATTATTAGTAGCACTTACTGTAATACTTGTAGGTGCTAAATAGTTTACAATTTCTTTTTGTAAATTAGAGAATAATATTTTTTTTGTTTCTCCACTATCTACTACAACAAACTCATCATTATTTGTTAGGTCTGTAATAGCATTTAATTGTGATATTTTTTTATCTGACATTATAAAATTATTTTTCCGTTATTTTCTTGAAGTAAGTTGAATGTGTTTTCTTGTAACAAATAATAAGATTGTCTTGATGTACTACCTATACCTTGCGCTCTAAGGCTACCATCACAACACTTAGTAGAATAAGTATTATCCTCACATAAGCAACCTCTACGTCCACCTTTAGGACTTGTTTTACTTGGTGTTTTAAATCTTTTTCTCATCCTTGACCTCTATATAATTTCTTATAGTTCTTACTTGACTTTAATTGACTTGTTTTACTTTTAGCGTGTACTCCTTTACGTCTTATTTTCTTTTTCTCTATTTGTATCGCTACTTTTCTCATTTTATAGGAATACAATTTGGTACTAACTTACCATCTTTCATTTTCATTCCATATTGTTCGTAACCATCAGTACAAGGTTTTTTAAGGTTGTGTTGTTCACAAGGCATATACCAAGTCTTTCCCTCAAACTCGTGTGTGTGGTATTTATCACATCCGATATCTTGTGCAGCTTTTATTGCAAGTTCTTTAGTGGCATAAGCTAATCTATCATCAATAATAGCCATAGTATTACTAACAATTTCACTTGCTAACTCTAATACACCTAATTCTTTTAGTTTGCTTTCTGCCCAACGCTTAGCAGCTTTACCACCCCATAGTAAATATGAAATAGTACCACAAGCCTTAGTATCTCCCTCATCATAGTATTCCTCTGCTCTTGACAAATAAGAATACATACGTTTTATAGTTTCTTCGCTTATCGCTTTACCTTGTGCTAATTGTTGCGCTCTTACTTTTCCTACTTGTGTCGCACATTTATTATTAACTTTTTCGTTTAACTCTAAGCCTCTCTTTGCATTGTTCTTAACACCACTTGGATAATCAGAGTAACTTTCTAAAGTAGTCTTTTTACCACCCTTATATCTTTTGTCATTTTTTATAATAGCCTTTACTTGACCTAACAAGTACTCTGCCTCAGCTTGGTCTATCTCTTGTAAAACTTTATCACTACTAAAATCTTTAATAGCTTCTTTTGGTCGTTCCATTTTATCAGCGAAGTAACCCTCTATAGAAAAGCCTTTTACTTTTCCTGTCTTAACAAACTCACTCCAAATCTTATCGTTGTTTACTTTTACAGCACCTACCCAAGTACCTAATGGCAAATCCATACCATACTTTACAGACTTGTCGTGTACCTTATCTTCTACTATCCAACTCTCTACTAAACTAAGACCATTTATTTGATATTGGTGTTCTAAGGTACTATTATTCTGTTTGCCTTGCATTAAGTACATTTGTGAGGCTTTTAAGACAGTATCTTTTGAGAAGTATATATAATACTCATCTTCTCCGTTTCGTCTGTATATAGGCTTATTTGGTATTAGTAAAGCACCCATTAAAATACGCTTTTCTTTGTCTACCTCAGCAAGTTTAAACTCTTGTGATTTAAGTGCAATAAAATCTTCTTCTATTGCTGGGTTTTCTACTACTGATATAGCTTCTATCCCTATCTCTTGTTCTTCGTCTAATATTAGTTCTACTATTCGCATATTAATATATAATAGTTTTTAATTTTTTTTGTTTTTATCCTAAAGTTGCACCCTCTACAATATTATTCTCTAAACTTTGTGCAGTTGTTACATCATTAGCTACTACATAGGCTTGTACTGGTTGTTGTGTTTGACCAGCTACTGCTTCTGCTAATTGGTTTGTATCACTTGCACCTACAATATTAAATGATGGTGGTTGTGATGCACCACCACCTCCAGCAGTAGCAATGTTAGATACTGATGCACCACCACCTGTTGCGTCTACTTTTCTAATTGTGGCTATATTTTTTGCAGCAACAGCAGCAGCTAAACCAGCCTGTACAACTGGATATGCTGGAAATACAGCTGTTATAGGAGATTTCTGTGCAGTACTATAAGCATTTTGTACACCCTCTACTCCACTAATAGTAGCACTTGCTAAAGCTAAAGCCTTACCAACTTTACTATCTTTACCAGCTAAATTTGCTATTTGGTTAAATGTGTTTTTAGCATCTCCTAATGTTTGTAGTGTTCTTAATTTTTCTAATTGTTCTTTTTTCTTATTTTCCTTTTCTTCTAAGTCTGTTCTTAGTCCAGCATAATAAGTTAGTATTTCAAGTTTTTGTTCTTCTGTAGCATTAAGTTTGTCAAGTTCAGCAAGTTTTCTTTCTTCTTCTAAATTTAATTTTTCAAGTTCCGTAACAGCTTCTTTGTCTTTTTGTTTTTGTCTAAAAGCTTCTCTAATTTGCTCAATGCTATCAAGTCTGTTTTTTTCTTGCTCTAATTCTTTTTGTACCCTTAAAGCTTGTGCTTCGGCTTCTTTTTTCTTTTTATCTTCATTTTCTTTTTTCTCTTGTACATCAAATCCAGCTCTTTTATTTTTTAACCTTAAAAGTATTTTTTCAGTTTCCTCTATAGCCTTATCCCCTTCTTCATCAATACCACTAAATAAAGCACCCGCAACTGAACTTGTAGCACCACCAACAGCCTCAGTAAGTCCAAAATCTTTACCAAACTTTTTACCTATAGCATCAATACTTTTAGTTATACTTGTAATAGGGGTAAGTAAAAAATTTAAAATACCAGTTAGTATTGTTTTATTCCTATTAGCTGTTTTAATCTGCTCATCTCTAATTGTTTTCTGTGCAATTAATTGAGCTTCTAAAGATTTAATTGTTTCGTCTGTTTGTTGTTTCTTTAAATCTCTTATTTCTTTTTCTGTTTTACCTTGCTGTCTTAAAATGTTTTCGCTTCCTTCAAGATTTTCTAATTGTAATTGTGAAGCATCTGCATTATCTTTAGCTGCTTCTGCTGCCTCTTTTGATTGTTTAGATATACCA